GGGGTGTTGGGGCGTGGCGTGACGTTTCGGGCGTGGTTGTGAATTGCGGCGACGTTGTGGTCGCGGGTGATCGCCGTTGCCACCCTAGCGACTATAAGTCGAAGTCTGTCTATGAGGCTGGCCCTAGTGTGATCGGTCTGGATTGTGAGCCACTGACTAACAAGGAAGCTAGCGAGTTCAGGGGTATTTGTAAACGTCTTTCATGGAAACGCCCACAGTATGCCGACTTGCTATGCGGTTGGGTTGTGATCGCGGCTGTAGGGTCTGCTCTGACATGGCGGTCGCACATCGTCGTGACTGGCCCAAAGGGTAGCGGCAAGTCCACAGTGATGGATGATATAGTTAAGGCTGCTTTGGGTGACATTGCAATCAAGCGCGACGGTGGAACGACTGAGGCTGGTATGCGTAAGTCATTGGGGGCGAGTGGCAGGCCTTTCATCATGGATGAGGCCGAGAGTGAAAACGCATCAAGCCGTAGCGAGATGGAAAAGATATTTTTCGCAGCGCGTCGTTCATCGTCGGGGTCTATGGTAGAGAACGCGAACGCGACGTTTCAGCTAAGGTCGTGTTTCTGCTTTGCGGCGATTAACCCTAGGATTGAGCAAGGCGCTGATAAGGATCGGATAACGTCGCTTGAGTTGGTTCAAGATCGGACGGACGGCGCGGATGATCGGTTTGCGGAATTGCAGCGCATGATTGTTGACGTGATCGGTGTTGATTTCCCGGCGCGGTTAATGGCTCGGACGGTTGGGAATATTGACGCGCTGTTAAAGAATGTTGACACATTCACATTGGCGGCGGCAAAGATACTTGGATCACGCCGCGACGGTGATCAGATCGGGCCATTGATTGCGGGCGCGTATAGCCTGACATCAAACAGGGTGATAAGCAAGGATGAGGCCGAGAAGTGGATGCAGTCGCAGAATTGGGATTGGCACCGCGCGGCCAAGGATATTGGTGATGCTGAAAAGCTGATGCAAACGATTATGACAGCGCGCGTTAGGTATGACGACGGCGGCATGGGTCGTGAGAGTTCGATTGGTGAGTTGGTGTCAAGGGCTGCTATAACGAACGGCATAGGGTTTGACGCGGCGGTCAAGGGGTTGTCGGGTTATGGAATTAAGATCAAGGACGGTGAGTTATTGATTGCGAACAACAGCCCGCCATTGCGCCGGGTTTTGCAGGATACGCCTTGGGCGGTTTGGAGTAGAACACTGGGGGATTATCCGGGGGCGAACAACGCTGGCAACCGTGCGACGTATTTCGGGCCGGGTTGGAATAGCAAGGTAACGGCAGTTCCGTTGGGCGGCGTTATTGAGGTTGCAGCTGCGGCTGTAATCGTTGAGGAGGATATAGGTTTTGAATGACATCAAGTTATTCCCGGATCAATCGGAGTTGATTGAACGGGTTAGGGGAAGTATGCGCCGTGTTAAGTCAACACTGTTGCAGGCCAGCACAGGTAGCGGCAAGACAATCATGGGAAGTTACATGATACAATCGGCAGTTGCCAAGGGAAGCCGATGCGTTTTCATGGTGCCTAGGCGTGAGTTGTTGAAACAAACGGCCAAGACGATGGATAACTATGGAATACCATACGGATATGTTGCGGCTGGATATCCTAGCAATCCGTTCGCGAGTGTTCATCTGGCAACGAGTGGCACGTTATCAAGGCGTCTGGATAATGCACCACGCGCTGATATTTTGTTTGTTGATGAATGCCACTTTGGGGGTGATGAGATTGACCGGGTTATCAGTGCGTATCGCGCGTCTGGAACGTGGGTTATTGGATTATCCGCAACGCCCCTAAAGACGAACGGAAAGCCAATGGGTGATTGGTTTGAAGATATGGTTTGCGGTCCTAGTGTTAAATGGTTGATTGATAATAAGCGGTTGAGTGATTACGAGTTATATCAGCCGAACATTCCCGACTTGAGTGGTATACGAACGTCTGGCGGAGATTATAACAAGTCGCAGCTTGATGATTATATGACTCAAGACAAGGTATTAGTTGGTAGTGCAATCAAGCATTATAAGGACTTGGCGAATGGTATGCTTAATATATCGTTCTGCACGTCGATAAAACATGCGGAATTGACTGCGGAATCATTTAGGGGTGCGGGTGTTAATGCGGCGCATGTTAGCGGTTCAATGGATGATAAAGAGATTGCGCGACGAATAAAGGCGTTTGCGCGGCGAGAGATAACTGTTTTAGCTAATTGCGATTTGATGACCTTTGGATTTGACTTGGCGAGTGCTGCTAATATAGACGTTACTATTGAGTGCATGAGTGATTTAAGGCCGACTAAAAGCCTGCCGCTTCAGCTTCAAAAATGGGGCAGGGTTTTAAGATATAAGAATAGACCTGCAATTATATTAGATCACGCTGGCAATAGTAAGCCTGATTTCCACGGGTTGCCTGACAGTAATCGGGATTGGAGTTTGGCTGGAAAGGATAAGAAAAACGGCGGTGAAAAGACTGAACCGACAAGGCAGTGCGGAGAGTGTTATTTTGTGCATAGACCATCGCCGGAGTGCCCACACTGCGGGTTTGTTTATCCTGTTATGGGAAGGATGATTGAGGAGGTAGACGGGGAATTGATCAAGGTTAGCAGGGAAGAAGCTGCGGCGGCTGCTAAGGTTGTAAGACAAGACCAAGGACGAGCAAAAACACTTGCCGAATTGATTGCGCAAGGTAAGGCTAGGGGCATGAAAAATCCGCACGGTTGGGCATCGCATGTATTCAAGGCGCGCGCCAATGCTTAAGCCCGGCCAGATAGTTGCGATTTGCAGCGATACGACTGACGATTGCGTCAAGATGATTAGGGATTGGTGCCGTGATAATGGCTACACGAAAGACACGGTTAGGATATTGAAACGCGATGGGCAAACAATAGCGGAGTTGAAATGAAACGATCAGAGGCTAATTTGCTTAACGACTGCATGGTTGAACTATCTGCGTCAGGTTGTTTAGTTTGGCGAAATAACACAGGAGCATTACCTGATAAGAATGGTAGGATTTTGAAGTTTGGGTTATGTAAAGGTGGAAGCGACATTATCGGTATTTGTCCAGACGGTAAGTTTTTGGCAGTTGAGGTTAAAACAGAAACTGGTCGTGCATCATCTGATCAGATGAGGTTTATTGACGCAATCAATCGTCTAGGAGGTCGTGCAGGTATTGCACGAGAAGCAAAAAAAGCTGTTGCAATCGCGTTGGGTAAGTGATACACGATAAGAATAGAATGGAGGTTCTGATATGATTAAAATTCACGACGTAGAACAAGGCACTGAGGCATGGCACGAGGCACGTTGCGGTTTACTTACCGCAAGCGAAGTAAAACTGATTTTGACACCAACACTAAAGATTGCGGATAACGACAAAACCCGCACTCACGTTTACGAATTGGCGGCGCAACGGATTACGGGATACACTGAACCAACATACATTGGCGACGATATGTTGCGCGGCATGGACGATGAGATTGACGCGCGGATTGCATATTCGAAACACCGTGAACCCGTGCAAGAATGCGGGTTTACCACTAATGACGAATGGGGATTTACGATTGGTTACTCGCCGGATGGATTGGTTGGCGATGACGGATTGATTGAGGTTAAATCGCGCCGTCAAAAATATCAGGTTCAAACGATTGCCGAGCATGTATTGACGGGTGATTGCAGTATTCCGGTTGATTATGTGATGCAATGCCAGACGGGTCTATTGGTGACTGGCCGGAAGTGGCTGGACTTCATTAGCTATTGCGGCGGTATGCCGATGGTTATTATTCGGGTTTTTCCTGACCCTGTAATTCAGGCTGCAATAATTGATGCGGCGACTAAGTTTGAGGCGAAAGTATCCGCGGTTGTAAATGGTGTTAGTAAGTGGGCTATGGGTGACGTTATTCAGACTGAACGAAAAACATATGAGGATATTGAAGTATGACCATTATCAGAGTTATTGACTTTGAAACTACGGGAACAGAACCGCCGTCACAAATTTGTGAAGTTGGTATTTGTGATTTTGATTTAGTCAGTAAGTCAGTATTGCATCCTCGTGACTGGTTGTGCAGTGTAATTGAAATACCGCCGGAAGTAAGATCAATTCACCATATCAGCAAAAATGACTGCGATGGATGGGATGAGTTTAATAGTGAAAAGTTAGACGATGAAACTGTAACCGCGTTTGCGGCTCACAATTCAGACTTTGAGTGCAAGTTTTTTACACCTAAAAAGCCAATAATTTGCACATATAAATCTGCGTTGCGAGTATGGCCTGATGCGCCCAGTCATAGCAACGGCGCTTTGCGATACTGGTTGCAAGATCAAGGATTGATTGCACCAGATCATGAAAAAACTATGCCTTCACATCGGGCAGGGCCAGATGCGTATGTTACGGCGCATTTGCTTTTGGCGTTGTTTAATACTGGAGTAACTGGAAAGCAGATGGTAGCGTGGACTAAAGAGCCGCGACTATTGCCAACGTGTCCCATTGGCAAGTTTCGGGGCATGAAGTGGAGTGATGTTGAAAGTGGTTTTCTTAGTTGGATGCTAAAACAGCCGACTATGGAAGAAGATCTTAAATGGAATGCGATGCAAGAGATTGCACGTAGATCGAAAGGAATTGAAGTATGACCGACATAAGCGCAACGATTGACCCTAAGTCAAACCAGATGAATGCCGACGATCTAATCGGCGGACCTAAAACAATAACTATCACGCGCGTTAGTGCTAACCAGTCCAGCACTGAACAACCGATTGCAATTTCGTATCAAGGCGACAATGGCAAACCATACTTACCTTGTAAGTCGATGCGCCGCGTTCTTGTGAGTGTTTGGGGTAAGGATGGATCGGCATATGCAGGACGCAGCTTGACGCTATACCGCGACCCTACAGTGACTTGGGGCGGGCTAGCTGTTGGCGGTATTCGTATTAGCCATATGAGTGGCATGGACGCGGATATGACTATGGCACTGACAGCCACTAAGCAAAGCCGCAAGCCTTACACTGTGAAGCGGCTAAAGGATGCGCCAAAGCATGTTGATGCACCATTATCCAAACCCGCACCAGAGTTTGACCCTATGCCACTCGCCCGTTCGGCGGCGGCTAAGGGAAAGGCCGCGTTCACTGCATGGTGGCAAGGTGACGGCAAGCCATACCGCGATCAGGTAAAGCCTAACATGGCGGAATTGACTGAGTTGGCGGCAAAGGCTGATGCGCCCCCGCCTGATGATGATATGGATATGCCTATGTAAGTTGACACCACAACCAAGACCCGCCATAGTGCGGGTCTTATCCATTGGAGGGATACAATATGGCAGGCGTAAATAAAGCGATTATCGTTGGCAACCTTGGGCGTGATCCAGAGGTGAAGTCGTTTCCGAATGGCGGGCGGGTTGTAAGTTTAAACATCGCCACAAGTGAGACATGGAAAGACAAGGCCACAGGAGAAAAGAAGGAACGCACTGAATGGCATCGCGTTTCGATTTTCAACGAGGCGTTGGGAAAGATCGCGGAACAATACCTTAAGAAGGGCAGCACCGTATATCTGGAAGGGCAGATTGAAACGCGTAAATGGCAGGATCAATCCGGCGCTGACAAGTATTCGACTGAAATTGTGTTGCGTCCATTTAGCGGCGTGTTGACGTTGCTAGGTAGTGGCGGATCGCGTGACAGTGGTAGCCAGTCGGATGGTGTTGACCGATCTGCAAACGGCACTGCGCGATATGATGACGGTGACGAAATTCCGTTCTGATGTAAAGCAAAACCCGCGCTTTTGAATGGCGCGGGTTAGTTTAATTATGGCATTGTAATTGTTGCATGTTCCCCTGTTTCGACATGCTTGTAGTGAGTTACATGACACTCGGTAAACCAGTATTTAAACCCTTGCTTTTCCAAGTTTGAAGAAATGCGATCAAAGTCATCGTCAATTTCTTCTTGGGTATTCCGCATTTGCATGTCGATATCCATGGTATATATCCTTTACCTGATACACACACATAACCACATAAAAACACCCCGCGCAACAACTAAATGATGCGCGGGGTTATTATTTATATCAACTGGCCCTGTGTTGACTCAGCTTCACCGATAAACCTAGCAGCTTGTTTAGCGTATTCCGGCTTAAGTTCGGTGCCGATAAATTTGCGATACTTCTTTACAGCTTGGCTTCCAGTTGAGCCTATACCGCTAAATGGGTCAAACACCACATCGCCAGGAGTGCTATATAGTGTCAAACAGCGCCTGATGTATTCAAGAGGCATAGGGCATAGGTGTTTTTCGTCTTTGTCAGAACCTTTGAACCGTGAGTTTAGAACGTCGCTGCCGTGGTTATTCATCCAAACAGGTGAGGCCCACTCTTGCCATTGATCAAGTGGGAATTTTGCTGCGGCTGCAAGTTCTGTAAGAAGTTCAATCGAAACACCATCAATTAGGCCGCGCTTTAGTAATGCTTCCGCCTGATCTTGCGCTAGATTAGCAGCATGTTCCTGCCAAACCACATCGCCCCATTTATTGACGGCATTGCGAACTGGTTCACCCGCTTTTCCGCCGCGACTGTCTTTTCTCATTGCCAAGATGTATTCAGGCATTCCAGTTGCGCAAACTCTTGAATTTTCACCAACGTTTTTATATAGCAACCTTTCCGCGTTTGTCTTGGAACGTTCAAGAACTGGATCGGTCCAAATGGTAGTCCGGCTGCGAAGTTGGAAACCAGCGGCGCGATAGTTTGCAAGCGCCATATCAGAAAACGGATATAGTCCAGATTCCCCAGTTTCGCTTGAACCTTGATAGAAAACAGTATCTTTTACATGATCACAGATAACAGTTCCGGGTTTCATGATGCGGAACAGTTCTTTGGAAAACATTAAGTGATGCTGCAAAAATTCAGTGTGAGACGAGGCGTTACCCATGTCGCGTTCACTATCTGAATAGATGTAAAGCGATGAATACGGGCTTGAGAAAATAGACAGGTCAACACTGTCGTCTGGCAGTTGCGCCATAAATTCAATGCAATCCGCATTGTAAAGCGACCAAAAACGCCCGTGATATTCAAGTGGTTTACTCATGCGGATACTCCTTTAAGCCATTCAGGCATTTTCAATTCAATTCGATCACCGTAAGCGATGCGCAATCCAGCGTAGTTTTGAGATTGTTTCATGGCTTTTGACATTTCTTTTTTCATAACTTCGTGTTCTTTCATTTTCCGCAAGATAGTTTGCCAAACGCTATTCTCAGTATCGCTAATTACAACGTCATGGGTGACTTGTTTTGTTTGTCCAAACCGATGGGAGCGTCGTTCACCTTGATAAAACCCTTCATAACTAAATGATATTGATGCTGATACAGCGCGGGCGCAATGCTGAAAATTCATCCCTAGACCTGCAATCTTTCGTTTAGTTACTAATGCTCGATATTTACCGTCAACAAACCCAAGAAGCAAGTCTTCCTTTTGATCTGGCGTCATAGATCCTACAACTTCGCGCGAGTCTGGAATTAACTTAGCAAGCAATGCGCTTTCCTCGTTTGTTTCACACCAAACAGTGACAGGTTCACCGTGATTTGCGAGTTCTGCGGCCTTATTGCACCGATCAATAAGTGTTAGCCTTTTTTCGGCATGGAATGAAGTTGCTGACATTTCAGGCATACGGAAAAGAGTATCACCCTTATTTAATTGCAAGTCAGATCTTACAGTGTGTAGATTTCGCAAGATTGGTGCAAGATCATATCCAGTATCATCGCCACCAAGATCGCTTGGCAAAGTGGCGCAACGTGACCAATCAGCCACCCACCTCCAGAAAGGTTCGGCGGCGTGACCTTTCAGTCTGTATTTTCCCATTTTATCTTGATCAGCGATAAACCAACGGGCAAGCATTTCGTTAGAGTTCATCACGCCTAAAAACTGGCAATGCTGTCCTAACTCCATATGATCGTTAGGCGCAGGCGTCGCAGTTGCCGCCATTTTGTAAGGTGTATTGGCAAACATATCCATGAGTGCAGTTGAAGTCTTACCGCCAAACGACTTCAAGATCGAGGATTCATCAAGAATAACTGCGCCAAACTTATACGGATCAAGTTTGCCTACGCGGTCATAGTTCATAACCATAACGCCATCGCCGACTTCTTCGGGCTCTTTGATCTGGCGCGCGTCAATGCCGAATTTATTACCTTCGCGCACCATCTGGCCTGCAACGGCAAGTGGTGTTAGGATCAATGACGGCTTGCCAGTTTCTTCGGCGCATTGGCGGGCAAATTCAAGTTCGATGAACGATTTGCCTAGTCCCGTATCAAGGAACATAGCCGACTTTCCTTTATTCAAGGCGTATTCCAGCGCGTTAACTTGATGCACTTTTGCGCGGTCATTGATTGGATTGGGTGTAAATCCACTGGCTATTGTTGTTGTAGCGCGTGACGCAATAAACCGCCTATATTCTTGAATGTCGATTGTCATGTGTTGTCCTTGTGTCGTTGATCGAAAACGTTTTCCGCCCATTGCTCATATCTGTCTAGTGCATTTTGCGCAAGTTCAAAATCGCCAGCCCGAATTGCGTCGCGCAAATCATTGTAAGCCTTGCGAATTTTTGCGACGTTTAGTTGTCCGTATTTTTCCATATTTTTTTGATACACGAACGAAAAACCCGTGTCAATCCGCTAAATAGTTGTTGCATGTCGATTTTCGGGGTGTTATGGGTTGTGTATCAAGTAACGCAACGAGGGCAACATGCCACAAGAAACACGCACGTTTAGGGTTGAGATTGAAGTAACGGCGCGGGCTGACATTGAACATGGCGGATCATCGGCGCATGACATCGGAGAACCGCCTTGGTGCGAGGTGACGGACATTCATATCGACATGGTTGACGTTTGGGGTCATGTGATGATGCTTCCGACTGGGCAGTTTGGCGATATTTTGAAGGAATTGGCTTATGAGGAGTTTAGGTAAATGACACCACTACCATACGACTATTCACGTTGCTTGTCTCCCTCCAAATGCCCGTTGGCGCTTAAATGCCGCCGCACAACACCGGGGCATCCTACATATCAAGCATACACGAAATATCCCAGCGGCGAAGATTGCACCGGATTTTATCCAGAGGTAACTAAATGATCAGCATCATCACACACAAAGAAAAGTCACGCGCGTTTAAGAACGCGGTGATGGGTATCGACGGCATTCGACAAAACCCGCGCGGGACGGTGATTGAATATCACCAAGGCGATTGGGCGGATTTGATCGGATGCACCAAGATCGGCAAGCAGGCATGGTCTTATCACGAGTTGGGCCTAATTGTGCTTTGTCAAGCGCGCATTGATGGCGGGAAGTTTAGCTATCGGGGGGTTGTGCTGTGAATTGACACCGCCACCAAAACACTACATAATGACAATTCACCCCAACATGGATACTATATGATGCAATTAAAAGTAAAGCGGCTTGATCCGCGCGCTGTTATTCCGAAATACCAATCAGACGGCGCGGCTTGTTTTGACCTTGTGGCGATTGAAGTTTCATCATGGGGGCCGGGAATTGCGTTGTATAACACTGGCCTAGCATTCGACATTCCAAAAGGATATGTCCTAGAGGTTTACAGCCGCAGCGGGCATGGTTTTAATCAACACACAAGACTGGCCAATGCGGTAGGTATTGTTGACGCTGATTATCGCGGCGAAGTGATGGTTAAACTTATCCGCGATGACGAATATCCAGAAATGCCAGAAGTCGGTGAGCGTATTGCACAAGCCATGTTGCGGCGTGTTGATCAAGTGGAATTTATTGAGGTGGACGAATTGAGCGAAACAAAACGAGGCGCAAACGGAATGGGATCAACAGGGAAATGACAATCGCAAACTCTACGCCGTTCAAAAATGAAATGGCGGAACAAATATGGGATATGAAATACCGTCTAAAGGAACAAGACGGAACGCCAATTGATAACACCGTGCAAGACACTTGGCGACGTGTTGCGTGGGCATTGTCGGAACCTGAAACAGACCGCGCGCTTTGGGCCGATAAGTTTTATTCAGTCTTAGAGCGTTTCCAGTTTATTCCGGCTGGACGGATTAATGCGGGCGCTGGGACTGATCGGAATGTTACGCTATTTAACTGTTTCGTCATGGGAACTGTGCAAGATAGCTTGTCAGGCATTATGGACGCGCTGAAGGAAGCCGCTATGACCATGCAAGCGGGCGGCGGTATTGGTTATGACTTCAGCACGTTGCGGCCCACTGATGCGCCTGTAAAGGGCGTGGCTGCAACTGCTAGCGGGCCGTTGTCGTTTATGGACGTATGGAACGCTATGTGCAAAACCATCATGTCAGCGGGTGTCAGACGTGGAGCGATGATGGCGACAATGCGCGTTGATCATCCTGACATCTTGAGGTTTATTGACGCCAAGCGGGATCCTAACAGTTTGCGCATGTTTAACTTGTCGGTATTGGTTACTGATGAATTTATGCAGGCGGTTAAGGATAACGCGCAGTTTGATCTTGTGTTTGAAGGAAAGGTTTATCGCACAGTTTCGGCGCGCGGGTTGTGGGATCATATTGCGCAAGCGACCTATGCTTATGCGGAACCCGGCGTGATCTTTATTGATCGGATTAACAAGGCGAACAACCTGTCATATTGCGAAACGATTGCTGCGACTAATCCGTGCGGGGAGCAACCATTGCCGCCGTATGGGGCTTGCTTGCTTGGCAGTATGAATATTCCGGCATTTTTGAATGATGATTTTTCAATCAACTATCAAATGTTACGCAAGGCGATTTGGACTGCCGTGCGAATGATGGATAACGTCATTGACGTGTCGCGGTTTCCATTGCCAGAGCAAGAGGCCGAGGCCAAGGCAAAGCGGCGCATTGGACTAGGGGTGACTGGCGTTGCGGATGCAATGGCGCTTGGCGGCGTTGTTTACGGGTCTTTTGATGGTGTAGCGTGGATTGATAAACTTATGAAGTTTGTCGCGCGTCAGTCATATCTTGCCAGCATTCATCTAGCCATTGAAAAGGGCGCGTTTCCGTTGTTTGACGCGGATAAATATCTCGCAAGCGGCAACATGATCGGCATGGATCAAAACATTCGCGGTAGGATTGAAACTTGCGGCATTCGTAACGCTTTGTTGACTTCGATTGCGCCAACAGGGACGATCTCGCTTTATGCTGGAAACGTATCCAGCGGTATTGAGCCTATTTTCGCGCTTGAATATGATCGTAAGGTATTGCAAAAAAACGGGTCAAAGGTCACTGAAACTGTGCGCGATTATGCTGTTGATAAGTGGAAACGCGCAAGGCCGGGTGAGCCATTGCCATCTAGTTTCGTGACGGCTCAAACGCTCAAGCCGATTGATCACGTTCGTATGCAGGCGGCGGCGCAACGATGGGTGGACAGTTCAATCAGCAAGACGATCAACTGCCCCGAGGATATTTCATTTGATGATTTCAAGAATGTTTATTTGCAGGCGTGGGAGTTAGGTTGCAAGGGATGCACAACGTATCGCCCTAATGATGTGACGGGAAGTGTGTTGAGCGTTAAGGAAGAAACGGCGGATGATGGCGGCGCGTGTGAGTTGCGCGTTGATCCTGAAACCGGGCAGTTGATCAGGTCTTGCGAATAACCACTTGACACAACCGAAAGCCTGCCTTAGAAATAGGGCAGGCTTATTTATTGGAGATGTGAAAAGATGCCCCAATGGCGCGCACGTTCGGCAAGTGAAAAAACAGATGACTGGCCGTTTTGGTATGTCACTAAAGATACTCCAAGCGAACACAATGACACAAAAGAAGCAATTGAACACATAAGTGGACGTGTGTTTATATCACTTCCTTTTGTGTCTAAGGAAGCTGCTTTGCAGATTGTAGATATTATGAATGAAGGACAAAAAACATGATCACAACACTAACCCTTTCCCGCGACACTGGCGACGGCTGGATCGGAACTCTGCCAGACCAGACCGAATGCTACATTCCATACGGTGCAATTCATAACCGCGAAGGCACTGAATTTACGGCTGTAGTGACTGAAAACCGCCGATCATATCCTAAGTGGTTTGCGGTACGTCTTAGACCATCATCGCAGATCAAACCAGAAGACATTAAACCGCCGCTTGGTGTATTTCATGGGTATTCAGACATTTGCGAGATGGCCTATGCGGCTGGATTGTGCGATAAACTGACAGCATATTCTAACGGCAAAGTTGTTGACAATGGAGATGTCGTTTGGTATGTGTCGGACGTGAAAAACATTTATGTAGAGGAATACGACAATGAATAAGTATGATGAATTGTATGAAACACACCGCCCGCACGACTTGGCGAAACACCGCAAGGCTAACACGCGGCATATCATTATGCTGTCTGTCATTGCTGTCATTAGCTTTTCGGCAACATATGCTTTTGGAACGCCTTGGACTGACGAAAAAGGCAATCCTAACCCGGAGTGCTACAGCCAACAATGCCATGAGACGGGCGTGAAGGATGCACATCTTGGCGATAAAAAACCAAAGCATCGGCCTGACAACTGGAAACCACACACGCCCACACCAGAAGTGCATAACGGTTTTTCTTGCGCGTATAATGGCAATTGGGTTTATCATACTGCTGCCCGTTTTAACATGACGCCGGAACATGACGCGGCGGCAAAGGCTGAGGCGTTGGCGCGTCTTGTGCGACTTGGCGATAAGGCACAGGATATGCAGTGCCGCCCGTGGATGATCCGGTCTGGGTTTAAGATTGCGGGGGTTATGTGATGACCGCACCAGATAAGGTTTGGGCTTGGTGTTTTCAAGTCAGCACAGACGGCGACTGGGGGGGATGGGGCGGATATGCCCGCCAAACCAATCTTCACCCACTAGATGATCGTGAACGTGCAACAGGTGCCGAATACACCCGCAGCGACTTGATCGCGCAGTCAAACCCCAACACCAGAGTCGTGACGGTAAATCAGTTGGAACGGTGGATGGCAAGTATGCCTCACACATTCAAATCACACAAAGAAATCCGCGCAATCATTGGGGAGGTGAAATGATGGGGTATTGTTATGAAGAAGAACGCCATAGGGTTTTTACTGAAGATGGTCAGGTCATGTTCCTGTCAATTCGAAACAAGGTTAATACCTTAACTAAGGAGGCTGGGGCCTGCACGATAGAAGCCGCAATCCGTGGCCAGTCTGGCGACAGTTGGCAAATGCTGGCCTGTGTTGATCGTTTAGCAGAACTTGGCGAAATTGTTTTAATCGAGAACCGTCTTGGGGCATCCCAACACAACATCATTTTCAGGACACGTAAATGACCATTGACAGAACATCAGTCGCAGTATGTGCGATATGCGATATTGCAGGGTGTTACCATCTTAGGGGAGGCCCTACCAAGACCATCGACATCACACTAGAAGCGGTTGAACACCTGTGCAAAATCCATGAGGGATATGAACAGCATGGCACTGTCGCCACCCTTCGCGCCCTATCCTCCGCCCTATCCGCGTCCCAAGCAGAAACGGATGCGGCTTATGAGAAAGCATTGGACGCTGCAAGTGATTATACACAACGAGTTTACGGCGACGATTGGAAGTTCCTGAGCAATCCGATTGACCGCGAACGCATCCTCGCATCTATCCCGAAAGGCGGTGAATGATGAAACGATCTGATTGGTTTACCTATTCAGACCCCGAAGACGTTGCAAAGGAATACAATGCCGGACCGCAAGACCTTGATGAAATTAATCCCGGAGTGTGGGGATATAAAGGATTAGCTGTAGTTTGCTTGGGTGACAAGGCACACATGCGAAAAATTCAAGTCAAGCGGTTCAATGACAAGTTTCACAAAAAAACCTGCCCGATTGGATATTACGGATTTAAACATGGAGGTCCACCAGTGCCATCTGTTTTTGAAAGATTAGCGCCAATATTAAAAGGGAACCAATGATAACCGCAAAACTAGTTGACGTAATGGGCAATGACCTAGAAGTGGTCAAGGCCGCAAAGGTATCGTTTGACAATGACGCGGACGTTGAACCGCAAGGATGGTATGACGTCGATCTTGAATGTGTATCACGCGAACAACCTATCTTAACCGATGCTCAAAGAAACCTGATTAAATACCTTGTGCGCGGAATGACTAAGGCGGAATATCTGGACATTCTAAATAATCCAACATCCGCTAACCTGTGGAAATGGCGAACCGCTGCGCCACATGCCGCGCCGTTTGGTCATTGTTTCTTGTCGTTTGTTATTGAAGCCCCTGTTTTTGTTGCGCGTCAAATGGTTAAACACGAATACCTGCGCATGTCTGAAGTTAGCCGCCGCTACATCAAAGGCGAACCTGTGTATTTCAAGCCTGACAGTTGGCACGGAATTGCGGACAATGTAAAGCAGGGTGCGGGTGATTATCTCGGCATTGACGGTCAAGACGCCGCCAATTTAGCATGGTTTGAAGCTGTACACGGCGCTGGTGATCAGTACAATGACCTATTGTATTTTGTCGCACCGGAAGAGGCGCGCATGGTTCTGCCGTTGTGCCATATGACCCGGTGGCGTTGGTCCGGTAGTTTGGACGCTTTCATGAATATGCTAAAGATGCGGCTTGATGCGCACACTCAATCACAAACGCGCTTGCTTGCGGGATTGATTGCTGATAAGGTCAAGCAAGCGTTTCCAGTGAGTTACGCGGCATATGTAGAAGGGGATATTTTGTGACAGTTAACCTACACGACCTAATCAATCAACCGGGCGCTGGTAAGGCTGAAAAAATAATGCGCAAACAAGGCTATTGGAAACTAACACCAGTCGAAATCCTTTACAGTGTGCCGGATGATCAACTATCCAGTAAAAACAACGGTCTAATTGACCAAGCCATAAATGCATTAGAACTCATGGAGTACCAATCATGCAACTAACCACAGAACGCCAAGACCTGCTAAACCTACTGGCTAAACTCATCCCAGTTGTAAACCGCAAGAACACCATCCCAATTCTTGCGAATATCGTACTTTCAGCGGACGAATACCTGAAAGCCCGCGCGACTGATCTTGATATCGAAGTAACTGGATCATGCGCGGCAACGGTACTGCAACCGGGCGAAACAACCGTAAACGCGGCCATGCTGTTTGACATCGTGAAGTCGCTACCGTCGGGCGCGCTGATTGATATGACGTTGTTTGATAACAAGCTGACAATCAAGGCGGGTCGGTTTAAAACAAACCTAGCAACGTTGGAGGTGCAAGATTATCCAGTCATGGCGTCAAACGAATACGAAAGCGAGTTTGACATTCCATCCGCTGAATTTAAACGGTTGTTCGATAAAACCAAGTTTGCAATGTCCACAGAGGAAACGCGATACTACCTGCAAGGCGTTTACTTGCACAATGCAGACGGCAAAATGAAGGCCGTAGCAACCGACGGGCACCGCTTGGCATTGGCGGACTATGACGGGCATAGCGATGTGTTTGCGGGCGTGATTGTTCCGACTAAAACGGTAATGCTGATTAGCGGACTGTCTGATATTGGCGATGTTTCATTGTCTATCAGCGAAACGAAGATCCGGTTTCAGCATGGTAGCACGACGGTTGTGTCTAAGGTTATCGAAGGTGTGTTCCCCGACTATACCCGCGTTATTCCACAGAACAACCGGAACGTGTTGATTGCCAGCGCTTCGGTTATGAAGTCGGCGGCTAACCGCGTGGCCTTGGTATCCGATGAGCGTGCGCGGGCTGTTACTTTGACGGCGAGTGACGCACAGATTGCTATGACGGTTAAAGGTGCGAACGGCAACGATGCGGAAGAGTTTGTTGACGCTGAATACACGGGCGATGCGCTGGTGATTGGCGTCAACTCGAAGTACCTAGCCGAGTGTTTGACGCTTTGTAATGGCGACGATGTAACGCTGAAAATGGGCGGCAGTAGTGATCCAATCATCATTATTCCTAGTGATGATGATGGAGTGGTGTTTGTAGTCATGCCGACAAGGGTGTAAAATAAATATGCCCGCAGTGCAGAAATGTGTTGCGGGCTTGTTTTTTATGGGTTAGTGTTTGGTTATGGAAAAAGGAGATTACAAAATGCTTGACTTCTTCATCGTAAAGAAAACAAAAGCCATACCGTATGCGGTTTACGGGGGTAAAGTGGAAAGCTTCAAAATGAACAATTCATCGACAATGACGTTTGACGGATCAAGCCTTAAGATCAGCCAAAAGGATGGATTTGTTTACGCTGTTTTTGTCGACAAAAGTCATGCTGATATTTATTCACTTGATTTCACTGTAGAAGGTTGTGTTCAATCCAACTTTGACGGATACATGAACGCCTATTGCATTTCACATTAACAAAAACCCCGGACAACTCGCAAGACTGTCCGGGGTTTTATAACAACTAATAGCAAATACTAGGGCGTACTAGCGTTTATTTAAACTGAGGATCATCTAGCAGCTTTAGCAATTCAGCGCGCATTGCATCTTTGCCCGCAATCATTCCTAGCAACCGCAACCCGCTATAAATGATCTTTCGCGCGTCGTATGCGTCGGTTGTGCCTGCTTTGACGCCGAAACGACAGATAGCCTTGCCAATGTCTTTTAGGTGCAGTGAATAGCCATGCCATTGCGTCTTGGCCTTGTATTCCATGAAGTCATTGAACGTCACCCATCCCGGTTGAAAGTCATAGTAGGATGATGGCCCACCGTCGCTTTCAACGGGTTCGATAGGATCACCAAACACACTACTTGGCGGGCTATAGTTAATCATTACCGGATCATATTTAACAGGCAGTGCTTGCCACTTAGCCATTACAACAAACCCTCTAACAGATATTTGATTGCCGCAGCAACTACTATAATTTGTGCAATTGGATAGTCATTCCAGTATGTAACTTTGTGATCGCCGGGTAAACTCCTGCTGCAAAAGTCGTCAATCTGGAATTTCATCATATCCGCTTTCCACCTAGACATTACTTCACCTCTTTCAATACTTTACACATTGCCAAAATCATATCAGGGAAGTCGTCGCGCTTGAACAATGCCACGCGCTCATAACCTCGCATGACGTGGATTTCATTGTTTACTAGGTGCCATGTCATCGCTTGATTGCCTCATGCCCGGTTAGAATTAACCCCTTCTTATCGTCAAACGTGTAAGCCGTCAAAGCGCGGCGGCTGGAAAACTGCGAACCATATTCATCAGGAGGGCAGAATGCGCGCAAGGAATGCCACTTAATCCCGCCTAGGTCTTTGGTGCTATCGTGGTGAATATGACCTGTCAGAACATGCCTATCGCGCGTATCGGACCAGAACGGGCAGACGTCCGCGATGTGACTGACAAGACGTTGTGGCGGTGATTTATCGCCATGATGCGCGGCAAGTAGCACTGTGCCGTGCTGGATCATGAATAGGTCTTTGGGGTTTTTTTCAATCTCGATGTTTTCAGCCAACCTATATCGTTCAGCAATGGCGAAAATCAATACAAGATGCGAGTGAATGTCGTGATTCCCTCGCAAAACCCGAATTGTAATGCGTCGGTGTTTTTCGGCCATTCTGTCGATTGTTTCGCAGATTACCTTGATTGCGGTATCAATGACTTTAAAATGCCGACCGTCAACGTCCAGCTTGTGCTTTGATTGCGGCGTTTCTGAACGTGTATCATCTGCGTGTAAGGTGTCACCGCCAAGGATTAGAACGGCGTGATCACTGGCCGGGGTAATGGCGTCAAGACCATCGAAGGCCGCGCGCATATCCGACACTGCATATGATAGATCGTAATCATCTGCCCCGGTTTCTTTACCCCATGCCGCCATGCCGATATGCCAATCCATTACAGGGTAGACGGTCATCAGGTTTTGATTACGCGCGGCGATTGGATTAGGCCGATACGCTGGAATATCGATAAACGCATCTTTGACCAACTCAAGCACGTTAGCCGCATCCGCTACCGACGGCCTAAGCAACACACTATACCCCGGCTGCGTCTTATCCCAAACGACGCTAGGAACCATGTTAGTGCCGATAGCGGACATGGCGCGGGTGATTGCTGGATCGACTGTAGCGCGGGCTTTGGCGCGTTTCCGCTTGGACCATGCAGCTTGCACTGTAATGCCATGATGCGCGGCGTATTCGTTCACGTTGAATGACTTTTTTGGACTTGTTAGGTAGTCTTCATTGTAATCGGTCATACCGGATCACCCAATGCGTTAAACTGCCAATCTGGCCCGGATGACACTAGGCATGTTTTACCGTCTTTGGTATCGACTGTGACTAGCCATCCTTTTGTTTGATGAACAAACACCACAAATGACGCGGTTT